TGGACCCTCAACGATGAAAAGTTTGAAAAGACAAACTTGAAATATTCCCCAGCTCTCTTGAAAATCTTTGATGAAATCCTCGTCAATGCGATTGATCGCAACTCAATGCACCCTAAGCATGTTACATCCATCTCCATCGATGTTGATAAAGTCAGTGGTTCAGTGACTATTCAAAACAATGGTCCAATTGGTGGTGTTGGTGTTCGTATGCATGAAAAGGAGGGTCTATGGAACCCAGAACTTACATTTGGACATCTCCTCACGAGTACTAACTATGACGACTCCAAAAAGCGTGTGGTAGGAGGACGTAATGGTTATGGAGCCAAGTTGACGAATATCTACTCATCCCAGTTTTCCATAATCATCAAGGACCACGAGACTAAACAAATGTACACACAAAAATGGTCCGACAATATGACTGTCTGTGAACCACCAAAAATAAAAAAACATTCTGGATCGACTTCATCTGTTTCTATTACATTCGTACCGGATTGGAAAAGGTTTGGGATGACAAAGATGGACTTTACGATCTATAAGATTTTCCAAAAGAGAGTTTGGGATGCAAATATTTGCACAACCCCAAACTGCAAGGTCAAGTTCAACGGAGATGTTCTCCCCAAACAAAGTTTTGAAATGTATGCCAAGATGCACAACGGTGTTGAGAATGTCACATCAGTTACTGGAGACCGTTGGTCCGTATGTATTGGACCTTCAGAGAATGGTCTGGAACAGGTATCGTTTGTTAATGGTATCTGCACCACGAAGGGTGGAACTCATGTAGACCATGTGGCATCCTTGGTTACGTCTGGTGTCATCGAAGAGATGGCAAAGAAGATCAAACTCAAACCCCAACAAGTGAAGAACACCTTCAATATCTTTGTAAAGGCCACTCTTGAGAATCCTTCATTCTCGAGTCAGGTTAAGTCTGAGTGTACCCTAAAAGCTCAAGACTTTGGATCTAAATTTGAGATGCCTAAAACCTTCGTCAAAAATGTCTTGAAGACGGGTATTTCTGATGAGCTTACAGCTCTCTCAAAGTTCAAAGAGATGAAGGAGCTTGCCAAAACCGATGGTGGAGCACGAAAGTCTAAGATTACTGGTATCCCCAAACTTGATGATGCAAACAAAGCTGGAACAGCGCAATCCAAAAAGTGTACCCTTATTGTCACAGAGGGTGACTCGGCTAAGACACTCGCTGTCGCTGGTCTCTCTGTGGTTGGTCGTGATCTCTATGGCGTTTTCCCGCTTCGAGGGAAATGTAAAAATGTCAGAGATGCTTCTGTGGCACAGCTTACGGGGAACCAGGAGTTCAATGACCTCAAGAAGATCTTGGGTCTCCAACAAGGCAAGGAATACAAGGATGTATCCGAGCTTCGATACGGAAGGCTAATGATCATGACTGACGCAGATAATGACGGTTCACATATCAAGGGTCTAATTCTCAATATGATTGACTATTTCTGGCCCAGTCTCCTCAAGTTGGGATTTGTTGTTTCAATGGTCACACCCATCATCAAGGCTTCTAGGGGTAATCAAAGTAAATCCTTCTATACAGACTCCGCATTTCGTACATGGTATGGAAATGGACAATCTGGTTGGCGTATCAAGTACTACAAGGGTTTGGGTACCTCAACTTCTGCGGAGGCTAGGGAGTACTTCAAGAAGATAGAAGACCTCACAGTCAACTTTGATACAGATGTGATGTCTGATAAATCTATTACTTTGGCTTTTGATAAGAAAAAGGCTGATGATCGAAAGATTTGGCTTCTTGAAAGTACCGCAAAAGACCCCAAGGAGTTAGAGGTTCCTTATGGTAATGTGAAACAGTTGAACATTACTGACTTTGTTCACAAGGACCTGGTAAACTTCTCACTGGCGGATTTGAAACGTTCCATCGCACACGTCTGTGATGGACTCAAACCATCTCAACGAAAGGTTATGTATTCATGTTTTCAAAAGAATTTGACCGCTGAGATGAAGGTTGCACAATTGGCCGCCTTTGTAGCGGAAAAGAGTGCCTACCATCACGGTGAAGTTTCTCTCGCTGATACAATCGTAAAATTGGCGAATGATTACACGGGATCCAACAACATCAATCTTCTCGAACCCTGTGGTCAGTTTGGAACACGACTTATGGGTGGGAAAGATGCCTCACAAACCAGGTACATCTTCACACGATTGACAACTGAGGCTCGTAAACTTTTCGACCCCAAAGATGATGCGATTCTGAATTACCTCGATGATGATGGACGGTCTATTGAACCCGATTTCTATATGCCTACTCTACCTATGATTTTGGTCAATGGAAGTGAGGGTATTGGTACTGGTTTCAGTTGCTACGTGCCTCCATTCAATCCCAAGGATATTCGTGACAATATCCTCAACTTCCTTGATGGTAATCCTATCAAAAGGATGAAACCTTGGTTCAGGGGTTTCAAAGGAAAAGTTTTTGAACAAGATGATTCATGGATGACCCAGGGTGTATGGACAGTCATTGGACGGACTGTTAAGGTGACTGAGCTACCACCGGGACGCTGGACCCAGGATTACAAAGAACATCTGGATACCCTCGTTGAAAAGAAAATCATCAGTGGTTTCACAAATAACAGTACAACTGAGAATGTGGATTTCTTGATCCAAGACTACAATGGCAAAGATGCTGTTAAGGATCTTAAACTTCAAAAGACTTTTCGTACAAGCAATATGCATTTATTCCATCCCACCAAAGGTATTCATAAGTATGAGACACCTGAAGAGATCCTAATGGACTTTATCACCCTTCGTCGTGACTATTATGATAAGCGGAAAGAGTATCTAATCAAGGTTCTTGAGGCTAAATCTAAGATGTGCGATTACAAATCTCGATTTGTGTCTATGGTCATCAACGGTGAAATTGTGGTATTCCGTCGCAAAAAGAAGGAACTCGAAGAACAACTTTCACATACATTTCCACTCATTAGTGGGAGTTACGATTATTTACTGAACATTAGGACTGTTCAATACACAGATGAGAGTGTTTGTGAACTTCTCAAAGAATCAGAACAGGCGAAAATGGAACTCAAGGCATTAACCTCGACAACCCCATCGACTATGTGGAAGAATGATATTAAAAATATATAGACAATAGGTAAGTATGGGTGAAGCTGCAAAGATTTCTCTCAAGGCTATTGGAAAGCAGGATACATATCTTCTTTCCAAAGACCCAGATGATTCGTTCTTTAATTACAAAGAACTCTTGAGACATTCAGAGTTTAGAAAGTATCATAGAAGTCGGAACGTAGTAAATCCTGGGCAAGTACCCAAATGGCCATTCGGTCAAACATTAAAGGTTGAATTCAACCCGACAAACATGGGAGACCTTTTAAGTAATATGTGGTTGAGTATCACTATGCCCGGTATTACAGACGGTAACTATGCCGATCAATTGGGGAGACATATTCTCAAGAGTGTCACTATGTTTGTAGATGATATAGAAGTTGAAAAATTACATGATGATTGGGGTATCATTTACGATGATCTTTATTTAGAAATGTCTGAAAAAGTAGCCAATAGAGCACTTGTTAATAGAAACCTCGGTTTTGATAAATCGGTCGGTAATAGTATTTTCGCTCGTCAAAGTGCAGATCTAGTCATACCTCTACATTTCTTCTTCTCTCGAAAATATGCGAGTGATGAACACGCTACAAATAAACCAAATCGCCCATACTTTCCAATCTGCGCTATTCATAAACAGAAGATTACCTTTGAACTCGAGTTTTATAACCAAGAATTCTACACAAATACAACCGATACACTTGAACTGCAATCATTTAATTTAGTGACGGAGGAAATTACATTAAGTGGTCAAGAACGACAGTATTTTGCTTCACGCCCGTTAACCATGACCAATGATATCGTAAAAAAACACCCAACAATTGTGAGTGAACTCAATAAAGACAGTATCAAAAATAACCTCGTACCAAATATCCCTGTGAAATGTTTACATTGGTTCTTGAGGAATACAAAGTTTGAGAATGCTGCAAGAAGTATAGGTGATGAACCCCTTATTTTGGGTGGTATCATAGATGGTACCGCGGGTGAGGATAAATTTGGTAGAGCAGTATCTATTTCTGGGAATGGAACTCGTGTAGCTATAGGTGGCTCTCTTAACGACGGGTCTACAGGAGTTCCTACAGCTAACCGAGG